CCACGATCTACACCTACACCGGCCAGGTCGGGGCATCATCGTGGGATGAAACCAGCGTCAATCTTCAACTCAACAGCGTTTTAGATGCCGTTGGCGCAGACGTACCCTTTCGTGTAATCGGTCAAGGTCTTGTTGGAGCCGTCCCCACCAGTAGCGCCTTCCGCCTGTCTTGAGCTGATCGGGATGCCCTTCCGCCTTGGTGCGGACGGATCAGACGGCTACATCGACTGCATCCACGTCGTTTACACAGTAGAACGCGCTTTAGGCATCCCAACGCCAGACTTCAATCCACGCTGGTACGACTTACCGCGAAAGTCTGTGCTGCGAGACCTATACCGCTGGGGCTGTCGTGTAACAGATGGCGGCTACGATGGGGATGTGGTTTTGCTGCCACAAAGTAGCTGGGCATTTGGCGTCGCATGGCAACGAGGGATTCTGCTGATCAGCCCTTTGAGCAAGCGAGTGGTCTGGTCCCCGCTGGCAAACCTATCGAGCGCGTACTTCTTCCGTACGAAAAAGAACTGTGCGACATAATTGGTTGCAGCACAGAAGAATACAAACAGTTTCTTTTTGAACTAGAACGTAATGCCTACGTGCGTCCTGCGGAATATGCTCATATTCCGGATATACGATGTGATCCGGCTACTACATCTGCTTTAATTAGTCTTGCTATTGGCCTGGTTTTATCAGGCGTTTCGTATCTTCTAACACCAAAACCTCGCGCACCAGAGCAGCAGCAAACACGACAAATAACTCGTCGCGGTCGCACGGGTCAAGACCGCTTTATTCAGTCCACCAACTTTGACGGCTTTGCCGATCTTGCCGAATTTGGCGACGCTATCCCGATTGTTTGGACTCGTTACACCGGCACCACAGGCGGAGTCGTTATTGCCCCTCTGCTGACTTGGAGCCGTGCCTTCAGTCTTGGCAATCAGCAAGCCGCAAAACTGGTTTACCTGATCAGCGAGTCTGGCCTATCTGCGCCAGACATTTCAGGTGTTTTTATTGGCAATACTGCGCTTTCTGTTCAAGACGCTGACAACTACATTTTTGCCTGGGACGCTCGCCCTAGCTACGATGCCAGCCGCATCACGGGTTACAACGAAGGCGGCGTCGGCTTTTCTGCCTGCCTGACACCATCCAACAGTACCCAGTTTGGTGTATCCAACCCAATCGCCAACTGCACGGGCTATCGCGTCAACTGGCAAGTTATTTCATATCCAGAAGATCTCGACGAAAAAGCCGAGCGTGATATTAGAAATCAGCGCCTAAAGGTTTGCGGTAGACCCGGCAGGTCGGCTGGTATGCCCGGTGTAGGTCGTGACTACCCTCGGCGCCTTGGTGTTATCGCTGCCGGCAAAGATCAAACTGGCACGACTTTTCGGATCAGTGGCACACGCTTACCACGCAAACCGAGTGACTTTGAAAAAAGTACAACAATTACAACGGAAGATATTAACGATGCTCTAGACGCTGAGTGCATTGCAGCAGATGAAGTGCTCCAAGTCGGAGAACAACTAGTTGTTGGCACACAACTGCTGAAGGTCACAGGGCGGTCTAGTCAGTTATGGCAACGTGGTAGCGACGTGGATATCTACTTGTCAGCAGCAGTTAAAGGCGGTCCACTTAGCGATATTGCGGCAAACAATGCAATCGCAGATAACGAAAATCCCAGCACCAGAAATTACGGGGTTATCTACTACTCCATCTGTCGCGCCACGACCGCAGTATTTAGGAATAACCGTCGTTGCCAAGTAACCGAAATTGGCATCAAGAGTCAAGTATGGGGCCGGATAAACGGTCTAGCTAATTTCAATCGCGTGCCAGATCCTGAAACGCTGCAGGGATATGACGACGATGGTGTTCAATTTAGCCTTGGTAATAACAACGAGTATTTCCCACGTGTTTCTATGTTCCGCGTGCAAATACGGAAGGTCGGACAAACCTCATGGGGCAATGTAGGAGGTGCCTTGGCTGTACGCGGTGGCACGCCTACGGATCAGCATTTTCAGTTGCGCCTTAATCACGGCACCGATGCTGAATATGAGTTCCGCTTAAAGCCGATCTCAAGTGCCGCAATACGTGACGGCCTGCGGGAACTGTTGGTGCTTAACCCTAATGCCGAGTACGTCAACGACGGTATTTTAAGTTTCCGTGGAACACGCGAACAGATTTACGCTAACGAAACTTCCGACGAGTTAAACCCGTTGTTTGAAGCACGGGCGATGCAAACGAAAGGCTGGGGTAATGCCTACGCATCGGAAAGCTACAGAATCCCGACACGGGCAACATACTTCAATATGGGCGTATTTAGTCTTACAAATGTAGACTATACCGGAAGACTTATAAATGTTACGGATGAGCAAGAGCGTTTGCAACGCGCATTTATGTATGAGTTATTCGGTGATCCTCTAAACCTTAGCCAGCGTAAAACCGCAGATCTTAAAGTTAAAACAGATCGCGGAGTTGTTAAATTACTGCTTCGTGTCGAAGCTCAAGATGCCGACCCCGGAACAAACGTAGCTTTACGCTGGCGCGTTCGCTTTGCAGAAATCTATGAAGCCAGACCGATCGAGGATTCAGCGTTTAACGTCGGGCAAACAATCGGCATCAAAGTACGCCTAAAAACAGATTCCCTTTATTTAGACGGTAAGTTTCCGGCCAGCATCGAAGACAACCGCGTCGAACTACGGATGCGTCTTCAAATCACTAATACAGCAAATAAAACACTAACTCCAGAAAATCGCGGCTGGCGTTTATTTGAAACATACGCCGCATTTGCTGAGGTCAGTCGCTACGGCAACATCGTTACCCACAGTTGCGACTCCGGCCCCGAGCACCAAGTCGTTTATGTCAATCAAACAGGAGGTGTTGCCCTTGGCGACTACTCAAACGTAAACACCGCCTTGCTGGCACTACGCTCAAACCGCAATATCACAAGCGTTGATCAGTTGCGCCTGTGGATTAAATCAGGCACTACCAACAGCAACAGTTTCCCACGCTTGGTGCAATACCTTCTGCAAAATGTTAAAGGTATTTCGCCGCAAATGATTGACACAGCTTCGTTTAACGAGGCTGATTCGTGGTGCAATGCCAATGGGTTGTACTACGACGGCGCTATTACAAGCCGAACAAACCTCCGCAGTTTCATCACAAGTACCGCTCCGTTTTTCCTGCTTAACTTTGTAATGCGTAATGGGAAGCTGGCTTTGCTGCCCGCGTTGCCTGGCGGTGGATCGGCTGCAATGTTCACTGCAGGCAACATCATTGAAGGATCTTTCTCGCTGGAATATCTAGACATCAGCGAGCGCCGTCCCATCCGGGCTGAGATGGTTTGGCGTCGCAACTTACTTAACGAATTTCCGCAACAACAGTCATTTGTACTGGGCAGTCCAGGAGACACTTTGGAGTCTTTTGATATGTCGGCGTTCTGTACATCGGAATCCCACGCCCGCAAAGCCGGTAACTATATTCTGGCGCTACGCAAGTTTGTAACTCACGCGATCAGATTTAAAACCACGATGGACAACGCCTCCATCGGACCCGGCTCAATTATTACGGTGGCGCTAAATCAAACTGCCGCTTCCCGTTTTACGAACGGCTCTATCGGACCAACTGGGGTAATCACCACCGGTCAAAACCTCCCGAATGGCACGTACCCGATCACGTACTTTATTTCTGGCAACTCAACCACACTGTCAGGGACGTTGACCGTCATCGGAGGGCGCACCACAGACGCAGCGTTGTTTAACAGTATCTTCTCAATCACGCAAGAAAATATCGTCACCAGCACCTACTTAGTGGAGCAGGTGGAACTGGACGAGGAAGGTTTGGTGTCAGTGTCTGCGACAGAATACCCGTATAACGCCATTGCCTCCGCCGTCGGGTTGTAGCCATGCCTTTCCCCAATCTGACGCCATCTGCCCGGAACTTTGCCCCCGGCGATTTTCCGATTAAGCAGTACAAAGCCCTGAGTGGCGCTGAAATTCGGATCCGTTATGGCAACCTGCGTACGGAAGCCACGCTGGACCTGACCTTCGAGAACATCCGCGACACCAACGCTGCCGGTTTTATGTCGCACTACAACGAAACCCAAGGCACGTTTTTGACCTTCGAGCTTCCGGGCAGTGTATTCAACGGCTGGGGCGCCAGTGCCTCACTGATCAATGCTCCGAGTGGTGCGGCTTGGCGATACGACGGACCACCACAAATCACCAGCGTGTATCCCGGACGCAGCACGGTTCAAGTGAAATTGATTGCTGTCTTGTAGTTGGCTAACATAACCTTACGGCGGTACTGATCATGGGCTTTTACACAGGGCGAACCGGGTCACTGGTTTTCAACAGTAAGCCTGTTGCCAAAATCCGTGACTGGTCACTGGACACGACCGTCGAACTGCTTAGCACCAACACGATTGATAGCGTCAGCAATACTTTTACCCCCGGCGTCAAAGGTGCCAGCGGCAGTGCAACCCTTGTGTACTACCGGCTGGAATCCGGCGAATCCACGTCGTACACCCAGTTCACCGCCCTACTAAGCAAGATCCACAAGACCGGCGCTATTACCGAAAGTGACCGTGTGCTGCTGACCCTAAATGTGGGTGGCACAACCAACGACGAGATCAGTTTTAAAGCCTACATCACATCTGCATCAGTCAGTGTTTCCACGGGCGAACTTTCCGTGGTGCCAATTCAATTCACCGTTGATGGTGATTTTCTGAGCAACGGCACGATTGTATGACCGTCTTTCTAGGTCAGTACGGCAAGGTCAAGCTGCGCCGCAATGCGCAAGGTACGTTTGCGTCTGAGATCAGTCCAGATGACGTAAACATAACCCTCAATCGCGTGGGATTCGATGGTTCACTGGAAAACCTGCTGACAGGCGATCGCGTCGATATTTCTACAAACGATGCCCGTGGATTAGTTTGCTTTCCGCTAGCGACATGGCCAGACGCAACAACGATAAAAAAAAGCATCAGCCTGTTTGTCAACGTCAACCAAGCCGGTGGTCTTCGCTTCTTTCGTGCTTTTTCTGATGCCGTAAATAACGTACGAGCCAATGAGTTAGCCCTCGCCGATTTTGCTGGTGCGCCCCTTGCAATCAGCGTAACAGTAAGGGATGTTGATTTTAACTTACTAGGCAATGTAACAAGCTACGAAATAAATACCGACCGCGAGGCAATCGACACCACAGTTCTTTCTGATAAGTTCAAACAGCAATACACCGCCGGACTGATTAGCGGTAACGGCACAATTAACTGCATGTTCAGTTATGAGTCGACCGGCGTCGAAGAAACACCGCTATTGATGCTGCAGTTAATTCAGCGCGTGGAACTTGGCGCGGCATTTGACTGCGCGTTGTTTTTGACGGATAACGAAACAGATAGCAGTTTGCAAAATGTTTACTACGAAATCAGCGCCCTCGTTACTAGCGCCGGGGTCACGGTCAACACTGATTCCGTGATTGAATGCACGATCAACTTTGTTAGCGCAGGCGAAATCAGGCTGTTGGTCGGCAGACCTACGGGGTATGTGTTACAGGAAAACGACGACAAGATCCGCCTGGAACAGAATCTGGATTATCTGCTACAGGAGACCGAGGACTGACCCTAGCGTCACGATTAAGATGGGTCATAAATGTGCTGGTTTAAGGAGCTAAGCCTTGTCAGACGCCAGGATTACCCAGCTACCGGCGCTACCCGAGGCGTCCGTTGCAAGCACCGATGTTCTGCCTATCGCGGACATTTCTGCCAGCCAGACCAAAAAGGTAACGGTCAAGGATCTGACCGAAGCGGGCATTTCGCTTGCTGACGCGGGCTCAATCGACCTCGAAAAACTGGATCAGTCCAGCACCACCAAGCTTGGTGCCACTGCTCTTGCTGACGATGCAGTAACCGCCGCCAAGTTGGCAGACGACAGCAGCATTGCTGCCGATAGCGTCGCACCAAGCACAGATAACTTTGAAGGTCGCGGATTTTTTGATACCACCGACAGCAACCTCAAGGTCTACAGCGCAGGGTCCTACGCCCAAGTTGTGCTGCCCGAGGCTGGTCTTGCCACTGGTGCAGTTACCACCGCCAAGATTGCTGACAATGCAGTCACCACGGGCAAAATTGACGCCGCTGGTCTCGGCACTGCTGCCCTTGCAAATGACGCTGTAACGACCGCCAAGATTGCCGACGACGCAATCACCGCCGATCAGCTTGCTACTAACTCTGTCACCGCAGACGCCATCGCCTCTGGTGAAGTCGGCACCAGTGAATTGGCTAGTAGTGCAGTCACCTACGACAAAATCCAAAACGTCAGCGCAACTGACCTTGTTCTTGGTCGTAGCAGTGCTGGCGCCGGCAACGTCGAAGAAATTCCGTGTACCAGTGCAGGTCGTGCCGTCATTGGCGCGGCTGATGCTGCTGCACAACGCACTGTCCTCGGACTCGGCAACCTCTCCACTGCAACTGGAACGTGGACAAACGGCGCCACGTTTAGCGGCACCAGTAGCGGCACCAACACCGGCGACCAAACAGTCCAACTGACTGGCGATGTAACCGGCATCGGCACCGGTACGTTTGCGGCGACGATCAGTAACGCCGCTGTAACAGAGGCAAAAATCGCCTCTGATGCTGTTAGCACCACCAAGATTGCTACGGATGCTGTTACTGCCGCCAAACTCGCCAACAACTCCACCGTCCTGACGCAGGCTGGTGCTCCGACGGGTAGCGGTGATTTCACCGGTCAGTACTACATCAACACTGACAACGAAATTCTCTACTACTGGGATGGCAGTGCTTGGCAAACTGTCAACATTTCGATCGCCCAAGCAACAGCATCTGTAACCGGCACCGTCAAGGTTGGCACTGGTTTGCAGATGAACGCCAGTGGTCAACTCGACCACCTCAACGTCGTCACGGCTGGTACATATACCAAAGTCACAGTTGACGCGCAAGGTCACACCACTGTCGGCGCCACGCTGCAGCCCGCCGATATCCCAAACCTTGATGCCAGCAAGATTACGACTGGCACATTCGGTAGCGGCTTCTTGGCTGCAAACAGCGTTACCGCAACGCAGCTAGCCGATTACGGCATTGCCCAAGTCAGCGAGACAGCCCCAACACCTGAATTTGCCGGTCAGTGGTGGGTGAACCCCTCGGACCGTTCAGCGTATATCTGGGTTGGTACCGTCGCCCCGACACCCAACGGTTACTGGCTGCTTGTTGGTTACGGCAGCCCGACACAGCTCAACCTGCGTTTCGGTGGCACTTACAACGCCAGCACCAACCTTGTTGTCAGCCTTAACGAGTACGGCACAGAAGCTGGCCTCACCATCGGGCAAGCGGTTGGATTACCCAACAGCCAAAACAACGGCGTTTACCTTGTCGTTACTACTGCTGGCACGGGCACTACGCCAGCCCCAGCAGTTAGTTTGGCGATTGGCGACTGGATCCTGAGCCAAGGCACGGGCGCTAACTGGACCAAGATCGCTGTGGTGTCTGGCGCCAGCGGCACCTTTAACGATTACGACATTCTTAGCGACGGTACGTATTTCACGCCGGATATGCCCGGTGTATCAGATGTACGTGATGCACTGGTGCTGCTGTGGGGTCGCAGCCAGATTGCAACGACTAGCCAAATCGGCCTAGTGCTAGAAACTACAGAGGTGCTTGTCGACAACAGCACTGGAGCCATGACAATCGGTGTGGTTGACGATGGCACCTACTGATGTCACACAGAACAGAAAATTTTGTTTATAGCGCCGAAAACGTACCGATCGGCGGG